CATGATACGTTTTAAATAGGTCTTCAGCTTTTAGTTTACTCACTCCTAGTTCAGCTTGTAATTTATTTTTTCCCATTCCATAAAATAATCCTAAGTTAATTGTTTTTGCCTGAAGTCTAGGAATATTAGCCATCTCCGCAACAATTTTATGAAAGTCTGCGTCTTCATTTTTGTAAGACTGAACCACTTCATCTACTCCATATAAATTTAGTTCTGATGCATAGTGTACGACGAGCCTTGGCTCTTGTTGATTATAGTCAAAACAACCCCATTTACATTTCTCTTCAGGAAGGAATAAGGATCTGATCCGTGGTCCAAGATCCTTGTTTCGTGCGGGAACCTGCTGTAAGTTTGGATTATTCATACTGAATCTTCCCGTCACGGTCCCTCCACCTTCGGATCGAAGTTGGTTAATTTCCGCATGAATCCTACCTTTTTGGCTGTGTTTTAAGATGGTATCGATGAATGTAGTATGCGCTTTATTAAGTTCTCGTGCTTTAGCAATACACTTCACAACATTATGTGGATGATTTGCTAAAAAATTCTTGGTAAAAGAAGGCGCTTTTGTCTTTTCAGTTCGGTCATAAGGCAGTCCTAATTTATCAAAGACCTTGGCAATGGACCGTGCCGCCCAGATCTGAACTTCAATTTTGGTTTCTACATAAATTTCACCCAACATTTTTTTCTCTTGTTCAACTAATGTTTTCTTTTCGATCCCAGCTTGTTCTTGATTTACACGCACTCCTAGAAACCTCATATCCACAAGACATGGAAACAGTTCCATTTCCATTTTGAAGATAGCTTCTATATCCTGTTTTAAAATTTCTTTCTTAAGTACTTGCCATAATTCCAGAGTGAGTTGGGCGTCTCGTTCCGCATACGTTCCAACGAACATTGCGGGAAGTTTATACATTTCAGATTTAGGATCGATATCCCATTCAGTTGCTGCAAGTCTTAGAGCAGTTTCATCTTTTCCTTTGCCTACATAGTCTCGTCCACAACCATTTAAATCATAACGTAAGCGATTTTCATCAACTAAGCCTGCTGCAATCATAGTGTCTATGATTCTTCCATTAATCTTTAAACCTAAAGATCGCAACCAACAAACATCATACATTGCGTTATGAAAAATTTTATCTGATGGTGTATTTAAAACATCTTTAAGCCATTTTAAAACCATCTTGCGGTCCAGGTTGCCGCCACCTTCATGAGCAATAGGATAATAGGCACAGAAATCTTTTGTAGCTACAGATATTCCCACGACTTCACCAACTCCTATAACAGAGCCAGATCCCATTCTTATATTTAAATTTGGATCTCTAGTTTCTAAATCTATTGCTATTTCACATGCTTGAGTTAGATCAGGAAATTCCTCTGGGGGTAGCCATTCTGTTGGTGGCTTGAAAAGTGGCTGTTGTGTCATTTTTGTATTCCTTTAGGAGGATGATAATGCCCTTGTTCAGTCTTATCTTTATAATAAAGCATAACACCTAGTTTTTTTTGTATATCCGTTAAGCTACGATGAATAGGATATCCATCTCTTTTTCTTATACTTCTAGTTTTAATATCCAGGAGTTCAATTTTTCCAGTTGGCCACACTACAACCATATCAAAAGGTCCATGACTTTCTACATTTTTAGATACTATACAACCCATATTTAAAAATTCAGTAATGGCTCGATGTTCATTAACGGTGCCTTTAGTACTACCTTTCATAATCTCTTTCAATAATCATATCAATGTAATGTTTTGCTTTCTCCAAATCTTGTACTTCTCCTTTAGCTGCGTGTCTGCAAATATATTTAATGGCATTTCCTTCTGCAAACAGCAATTTGTTTTTATTAACAAATTCACTGGGTTGAATCTTCATGTCTTTATAATGAGATCCTCCAATTTGTTTTTTGTATACGCTCATATTCTAAATGATTTATAAATATCTTTTGGCTTGATTATATGTAAGTGGTCCTTGGTTCGTGTTGCTCCGACATAGAACAATCTATTCTCGTCGTCGGGAAAACGATCCATATTTTTTTGAGGATTCCTGCTTAAATCAGTAAGAAGAACCACGTTTTCTTTTTCACCACCCTTAACACCATGAATCGTTGATAAGAAAATGCGCGGTTTTTTGTTAAGTTGTTCACCATTGGCTCTCATTTTTCTAATATATGTAACGTTTTTTTGTGGAGCAGAATCAAAGGCTTCATACCAAACAGCTTTAGTTTTTAATCCATGGTTATTATAAGCTTCTGTAATGTTGTAAGATTTATCTTTATTAAGATATTGAAGACTTTCTTTTTGATAATGGACAGGAGACATATAAGATGCCACTCTTTTAATTTGATCATGGTTTAAGTCGTTGTTTTTACGCCATTTTTCCCAATCGCCAATGGCTTCGTGCAAATCTTTTTCATAATCTTCTTTAAATTTATTTTGATAATACAATCCTTTAGAATATAAAACATTTTCTAATTTATTTACATACCAGTCTCCACTACTCATATCTACGTCTTGAAATTCATGATAATAAGAAAGTAAACCTGTTTTATTTTTAGGTTTCCACTCTTTGTGATGACGCTTGGAAATTCTTTTTACAATATTCATGGCCACATCATGCACGACTCTAGGTACTCTCAGAGACTCAGTTAATCTTAAAAATTTTCCTGTTTGAGCTATAAAACTATTTACATCTGCACCAGCCCACCTAAAAATGGCCTGATCATCATCACCTGCAATATAAGAATCCTTTGTTTTATTCCAAATGGTTTTAGCCATGTTCCATTGCATTCGAGACAGGTCTTGAGCCTCGTCAATAAAGACAACATCAAATTCAGGTGAAGCATCTGATTTTATAAAATCTAAAATCATGTCATTATAATCAATAAGCCCATGAGCTTTTTTATAACTCTCTAATTCACTACTTAAATTTTTTAATTTCTGAACTGAAATGTCTTGGGTATGTTCTTTTAAATTATATTGTTGTTCAAGTGTAATGTTTTTTAATTTAGCAAGTTGAATAATTTCTAAATACTCACTTTTGGTAGTAAATAATCCTGTCATTTCATCATCCCATTCATTATAATCTACGGGTAGGCCCGTTTCTCTTCCCACCTTTGCATAATGTTCACGTTGCATTACATTTTCTTTTTTAAGACCAAGTCTTCTGAATGCTAAAGAGTGAAGTGTTCTAAAATAGGGAAGGTCGTCTTCAGTTAAATTAAATTTCTCCATCGCACGTTCTCTGCCTTCGTTCGCAGCTTTTTGGGTAAAAGAAAAATATCCGATACGATCAGGATCGGTTGTCTTTAGATATTTCTCTACTTCTCTTAATAAAGTTTCAGTTTTACCTGTTCCTGGTGGTCCTAAAACAATTGTTTTCATAGTATAGCCTTAGTAAGGAAATAATAAGTTATACAAATAACCGTTAAAAGAAATACATCTCCATATTTTTCCATTAAAATACCTCCTTCGGTTTAAACTGTTTAGGACGATATACATTTTCAGGTTTTTCAAACTCTTCAATTGTCATGATTGTTTTATTTTTCTTTCCAATCATTTCCCTTTTAATTTTACATCCGCATTTATCTGTCAATAACATTTGTGTTTCATCATATTTTTCATCCCATTTTCTCTTGAGTAAATATTTATGAAAAAATTCTCTGAAGATAAAATGATGCGTTCCTTCATGTGTCCAAACATTTCCAAGCATCATATCTTCTTTAGTAGCTCCTGCTGCTGTACGGTCCGTACAATATTCTTCAAGATGGTCGAGAAGCTGTTCCATCTTGGAAGATCCTCTAGGGGGTTCAACAATTTCCATGTTGGCAAACAACGTTTTAACCATATTAGTAAAATCACTTTTCTTTAAAGTTGGTGGAACTTTATATGCTTGTTCCATTACTGCTCTTTGAAATAATTTTTGTTCTTGAAGATATGCCGTTTCTTTAAGTTTTACTCTTTCACCATCTACATTTACATAATAATAAGGGTTATCTAAATTGATTAGTTGTAAATCAGATAAATCAGGAAAAAGAGATTGACCCTTAATTCCGTATGGTCGTGTTAAACATAATTTTTTATCGCAATGATCACACATTGGTTCTTCATTACATTTAAATCCTAATTCCCTATTTAAATTGTATTTTATTTTTTCTTGAATAATTCTATCTTCTAATGGTGGGTCAAAATATTTATAGTTGAATGCATTAATATGTTTTTGCCATTCTTCAGGCCATTTTCTTTTTGCATATTGTATATATTGATAAAGCACTCGATCTCTACCATCTTTTAATTTAGTTTGAGTTAAGGATTCTATACATGGAGGACCATCACTAAATTCTGATGGAGGTCGTTTAAGTTCTAATTTTTCAAGTTCTTCAGGAGTAAGTCGTTTTATTGCTAAAAAAAACTGAGATATTGTAATAGCTTCACCTTTAAAATTAAAGGCATATCTTGTGGTATTTGCTGAATTAAAATAGGGTAAATTTAAAAAATTTCCTGTATCGTCTTCCGATTTTAGTTCGACCTGTTTTGGAAAAACTTCCGCATTGCCAAATCCTAGAAATGCTCTAATTGCTGTGAGTTTATCTCGCATTAATTTGGCTTCTATCGGAACAGTAGTAAATAAAAAGATATGTGCTCCTCCACTTTTAGACCGACATACAGTCAAAGGTAATTGAGTATTGTTAATAAGATTAATAAGTTTTTTATGATTTAAATTATATTTATCGACATCGATACATCCCCATCGACATTTATTATTTTCATCAATTGGTATGATACCGAGACTTGGTTCAATACCATTTAGATGATCTTGCCAAAGTTTATCGGTGACGGGTTCACGTTTAACAAATGATTTTCCTTTAATCTTTGTTCCATCAGCACCCTTTTTTTCAACGTAGGTACACCCATGCGCCCGTTTTAATCCAGAAAATAAATCTATAAAATTCTTCATAATAGTTTCGCGGGGCGGCTTAACTCTCGCGCCACCGCCCCTTTCTTCTTCATAAAGAAGTTATTAAAACGGTGTTTCCTCTTTAGATTGTGGATCACCATGTTTTGCCACAACAGCGCCTTTTGCGACATTGTTAGAAAAACCTTTAGCGATCTCATAGATCCCTTTATCGGCGATAGGTCCAACCTTGGACACATCCCAACCAAACCATGTACCTTTGTCATTAGACTGTTGTACAGTTTTTAGTTTATAAATGTGGCTATATGTTGGCGGAGTAAATAATCCATTTTTACCCTGCATTTTAATCCCCATCATCATTGAGTTCCACTTACGACTAATTTTTAATTGAGTCGCTTTCATAGAAATCAAAGCTGTTGTAGGAGTTTTGCCGAGCAATACCACGAAGTGACTAACAGTATTTTCAAGATAGTTGCCATTGGCTAATCTATCCTTATTACTTTTGTCTCTTGTAGTTTTAGGTATATCATCCCCTGCGTCATAGATATTGACAGGAGCTCCTCCTTTACTTTCACCTCTGTCTATCCATTCTATCTGCTGTCTTTTGTAATAGACGGGCAATACTTGTACCCCCTTTTCGCCATCATACAATTCGTTAGTAACGGAATTGATGATCATGCCAGGTTGTGCACCTTCGACATATTTAGCGTCCTTTTTATTTACTTCAGGAGATAATTGACCCAAGACTTTGAGAAATGGTAAAGCTAAATCTTCTTGCTTTATATTCGCAATACCTTGGCCTGCATCAGCTTCAAATACATTTGTAGCTAATGGCCCTGCATTTTCGCGTTTCGCGATCTGTGCTTCTTGTTTCATGTTTAATGTT